AAAGATGCAACTATACTACCGTCCCCCGAACGCGAAAGAACATTTGAAGTTGACCGACGCATTGAACCAGATGTGGGAAGAGACATTTAAGGAAGAGAATCTCAAGAACTACATAGAAGGAGATTCCTTTATTAAGAGTAAAGGTATACCATCACCCGAGGATATAGGATAATGGCTGGAGCAATCGCAGTTTATAGACCTGGAGCATCAGATACTGGTGGAGCAGGTGCTTGTAATACACCCCCAACACTTTTAGCACCAGTACCAGTTGGAAAATATTTTATTCAAGGAATTCCTCCTGTATTAGAAGGAGACACAATGACCCCTGCACCAGGAGTTTTACCTGCAGGTGGTCCTTGTACCACTCCTCGTATTGCAGTTTCCACGAGTACAAAAGTTCGCTTTGGTGGTCGTAGGGTTTGCTTTGTTGGAGATTTTCTCAATCAAGCAACTGCACTCGCAATTGGTCCTTCTGCAGCATCTCCAAAAGTTTTTGCAGTATAATAGATTTTGTGATATAATATCATTGAGTAACACGACCTTTGATTGAAAGCAATGTTCGTTTAGAGAACTAGCGGAAATAACTGTGTTACTCACTTTTCAATAGAGATAATACATATATGGCAACTAGATTTGCATTGGGTCTAGCAACAATTGAAGCGACCCCAAAGAAAACACGTCAGGGAAATGGTAAGCATACTAAATACAGTGCAAGCTCCCGTAACAGGAAGCGTAAACCATATCGAGGACAGGGCAAATGACCGAGTTTAAGTATACTGTTGGGAAACCAAAGAACCTACAGTATCGTAGTGACTGGGATACAGACAATGATGGAAACATCGACAAAGAAGAAAGAGAGGCAGCTAGCGCCGAAAGCTCTGAATAATCTGTATGACCGTTCTAATTATTGTAATCGTGCTCATAGTTGCAACTGGAGCACTCATAAGATACTATGATCCACATTAAATGAATGTTTTTAGAATACCCGAGTTTCTCTCCGAAGAGGAAGCGGCGATATGTTATGAGAGGGTATTAGAAATAGAAGATGATCTGATGGCACTTGGAGAACATAATTATCCGAGTGTGAAGGGCGATAAGTTAACTGGTCGTTACCAGTACTATAATGCGTTGCAGGATAAGGTCGTCGGACCAATCGTCCTTCCTAAGTATCTTGTTTTATTTGGTAGAGGTAAGTGGTTACAAGCATGGTTTAATGCTTTCCGAAAAGGTGATCGTATTGAACCACACAAGCATTTTGATCGAAGAGATCCTCTACAAGTAAATATGCACCCCTTTACATCTTGTAACCTATATCTAGGGGGTGACTGTAGTAGTGGTACCATATATGAGGGTAAGACTTACGAGAATCATGTTGGTGAGTTGTTGATCTTTCATGCAGGTATTGCTCACTGGACTGAATCATATGAAGGTGACGATGTAAGAGTCACAATGGCGACTGATATACATGTTCGCAAGAATAATCCTGTGATGTTTAAATTAAAATGATTATTGATATCTTTCCGACACAAATTATATGCTTTAACTTCAATAAGCATACCAAGTATTTTTTTAGAGACCCTGGAAAGGTAGATAACACTCCTGCAGGGTGGAAGTGTAATGTGAATAGCACATTTCCTTATATTCCTGATGACGATGCTCTTGTAACGCCAGATGTGCGTGATCGTTTGAAGATAGATATAGAAACAGCATGTAATGCTGAACTAGTGCGTGAAGGATTGATGCCTTGTAATATTATAACGTTTTGGTATAATAGTTATCATGATGATCAGAGTCAGGAACGTCATGATCATATGGATGGAAGGCGTCCAGTGTTTCTAAGTGGTGTTTACTACAGCAAGAACCCGACTCCGACCACTTTCTATCCAACCTCAACACATTTCCGTTCAATCAGGTATCGTGGTATTGAGAGAAGTGGAATTCGTGAGTCAATGTATGACTTATACCATTTTCACCCAACTGAAGGACAAATTATTCTGTTTCCTCCTTATTTGGAGCATGAAGTCCTAAATCGACAGGAACATCAGAGACCAAATGGTCGATTAACATTTTCATTTAATTTAGTATTAGCAAATGCGTAATTTCTTTGAGATTAATAAGAATCAGAAAGCTCAATTTGGAATGTTGGGAAAAACCCCATATGCTATCATTGATGACTTCTTCAGTACCCCTGATGATGTGATTACGCTTCTACATCACGTTGCACCAAACTTTCATAAAGAGAGTGGTAACAGTAATGCATCTTTGAATCAATACGAAGGACCACCAGAAGAAGATCGTAGTCATATCAAGAACTATAACGGTGAACACTTTAAAGACATGCGTCACGAGTTCTACAGTGATATGATTCTCCCTGCATATGAGCATTTGTTTCATGTCTTGAAGTATATGGGAGTGACTCAAATTCCTATGGATCGTAGAGCAGTTCTTACAAATTGCTTTACATTCAAAAAACATCCTTTTAATGATTTTGAGAATAACTACTGGTGGCCGCATCGTGATCACGGATATTCCGCACTAGTATATTTGAATCATAATGATAATACTGGTACAAACGTATATGAGTGTATAGAAGAAGATATTGAAGCTGATGTAAGAGAACATGAGCAACCATGGCGTCCAAAGGAAAGGTATAAGAAGATAATGAACTTTGAACCAGCGTTTAACCGTTGTATTCTATTTGACGCACAAAAATACCATCATGGTATGCATGTTGAGGATTGGAGGTTTATAGACACTCCTGAGAATGATACACGAATGAATGTCGGATTCTTTTTTCACGAGTATAAGAAATGATATTTAAAATAGATAATTTTTGTAGTGTTGAAGAGTGTAATCAAATAATTGAAGCACTCAAAGAGATTGCAGGTGAATTTCATGATAATTATCATATTGGTAAGTCTCATGGACACAATCCACTCAAACACGAGACTGTTTATCAAATTTTAAAACCTAAACTCAATTTATTGTTTGGTGCTGGTAAATTCTACTCCGCATGGGGTAATATCATCCAACCAGGAAAATGGATCATGGAGCACAATCATGATCAACATGTTGATAACTATAAAAGACCATTTACATGTACAAATCTCTTTTTAGGAGGAGATACGTCTACTGGTACGAGATTTGACGGTGAGACTCATGAGAATCAAATTGGACAACTACAAATCTTTCCATCTGCTCTAAAGCATGATGTACCACATAATGAAACTGATAAATTTAGATATTCATTGGTCATTGACGTACTACCGATTCGTTACGATAAGGATTGGATCAAAGTCTAAATAATAAAAACTGGAGTTACCATGGTAATCAAAGTAGATAAAAGTGAAGAGTTTAAGAAGAGTGGGAAGAAACTAATCTCAGAATATGAAGGTGAGAAATGGTTGGAAGAGATTAAAAGAACTAAACCAGTTCCGCAACACTTAGCGGAATGACGCTAAATAAAGTGATACTAGCAATCACTTAATGCCTTCTACCGTACCATTTAAAGATCTTTCTCTTTCTTTCGCCAAAAACAAAGTCACAGACGACCTTTTGGTAAAGAAGGAAGATGCTGCGGTAAAACAGGCAATTTTAAATTTACTCCTAACGCAAAAAGGCGAAAGGATATATGATCGTGAATATGGGTCTGATCTTAAGAGTCATTTGTTTGAACCTTTAGATTTTGGTACTGCTGGTAGTATTAAAGATAATATATCTAAGACGATAGATACTTACGAACCAAGAGTTAGTATAGAAACTCTTTTAGTCGAACCTAATCTTGAATCTAATGGTTTTGACGTGCGACTTGATTTTCAAGTTTTGAGTCGTGCTGATATACCACCAATATCTATTGAATTCTTTTTAAATCGTAGTCAGTAATGCCTTATACTCAACTTGCGAATTTAGACTTCGCAGACATCAAATCATCTCTAGTTGACTATCTTAGAGCGAACAGTGATTTCACTGATTACGACTTTGAAGGATCAACTCTAAACACAATGCTGGATGTACTAGCATACAATACCTATTACACTGCGTTCAATACGAACATGGTGATCAATGAGATGTTCTTGGACTCTGCATCTCTGAGGGACAATGTAATATCACTAGCGAAGCAGATTGGATATCGACCTAGGTCTACTACTGCACCTGTTGCTAAGTTAGATTTCTCTTTAACATATCAAGGAGGGGGAACAGCACCTAGTACAGTTGTACTAAAAAGAGGAACTGGTTTTAGTACAGCATTTGACGATGCTATCTACCAGTTTGTAGTTATTGATGATCATGAAGCACCTGTTAGTGGTAATCTTGCTAATTTTGGTATACTTGATGCTTATGAAGGAACTTTAATCAAGCAATCGTTTACAATTAATACTGGACTTAAAAAACAGAGGTTTATTCTTAATAATACTGGTCTTGATACATCTACAATCAGAGTTAGAGTATATGAAACAGAGAGTAGCACATCATATAACACATATGATGTTGCAGAGAACATTTTAGACTTGGACGGAAATTCAGAAGTCTTTTTTGTTGAAGAAGGTCTTGATGAACAATATGAGTTGTTCTTTGGTGATGGAGTGTATGGTAAGAAACTAGAACATAATAATTTTGTAGAAGTTACTTATGTTGTGACTGATGGAGAAAGTGCAAACGGTGCTAAATCATTTTCATTCTCTGGTATAGTAACAACTAAGACAGGATCACAATTTCAGTTTTCTCCAACCGTAACAACCTCTGTAGCGGCACAAGGAGGTGCTAATATTGAGTCTGTGTCTTCTATTAAGTATTCTGCTCCTAAGATGTTTGCTGCTCAAGACAGGGCAGTTACAGGTGATGATTACGCATCTATTGTTAGAAAGATATATCCAGCAACATCAGATATCATTACATTTGGTGGAGAGCAGGATGATCCACCTGAGTTTGGTAAAGTTAAGATTGCTATTAAACCACAAGTAGGAAATAGTATATCTGCATTTACAAAACAAGAAATTGTTAGAAAACTCAAAAGTTACACAGTAGCGTCAATTACTCCTGAGATTATTGATCCTTCTATTCTATACATTGAACTAGACTCTACTGTAAGTTACAAATCTTCTAAGACTACTGAGACTAAAGCTGAGATTAGCAAAAAAGTTACAACAGCTGT